CCACTACGCTTGCGCCGGCTGGCATGTACCACGATACCAGTGGCCGCGCGGTTGCTGTAGTTGGCAATCTCTCCATGCGCTTGGTGCGCATCAGCGCATTGACCGGCTCATCATAAGCCCCGCCACACATGGAGGCCATCACGGTAGACATGATTGAAGCGAAAAAGTCCCCTTTGGTCTTTGGCATTGTTACCGCCATAAACACCGATACAGCTGATACTGTACCAATCAGGAGACCACCGGCAGCATATTTAGCACTGGAGGCAGCAAACGCTTTTCCGAGTCCAGAACTGCTTGCGGCGACTCCTGCCAGGTTTTGCGCGTCATTCATATCCACCCCTTTCCCCTTGCATGTAATGCGTTTTAAGTTGTCAGTATTGCGCTAATCCGAGATCCCGGATTTTTATTACAGTGTCCCCAGCAGCGGGGCCGATGTACATATAAACTGATGATGAGTTATACCACGATGGAACATTGGCGCTCAGTTTAGCAATCCAGCGCGACTCCCCGCTATTCTTTGGGTACACAGGGAAAAGCGAATGCGTAGGCTCTGTGATGGATGCGTCTATGTTAGTGACTGAAAACGCCAAATCTGCTGCAATTACACCAGCCCCAGTAATGTCTATCTCAACCATCGCATAAACATCGCTGCCGGGTGTCAGTGCCTTTGTAGTAAACAACGGGAATATAAAGCCCGCGCCATCTTCTCCGGTAACGGTAAACACCTGCCAATCGTTTTCCCCTTCGACAGCTTCTTTCGACCCGACACAAGCGCCAACGCCAAAATAGCCAGTGTCCATAGCTACAACGCCGGTCATGTTGCCAGGATCGCCCGCTGTTCCTGCCATCGCACCATTTACCACGCGATTAACAGAAGGCGATATTTTACCGCCAAGCCTGAAATCAGAGCGGCCAGCTCGACCCGCTATATCAATCAGGATAGGAGACAATACCTCACCAGCAAGCTGCGCACCAAGGTTTGTAAAGTGGGCGCTATCCATTGCACCGGCAACGCCATTGCACACAGAATGATAGTCGGCAATCCGTACGTTATCCGCAGCCATTGCTGCGATATGGGCATTCAATTCAGTAATAATAGCAATCTGTGGAGCAGTAGGCGATTCAAGAACAATGTTACCGAAAATAGCAATCGCGCCTTCTGCAACAATCGCATTTTTGATTCCGGTCAGCCAGTCTTTTACGTCATCAACATCATAGCCGCCACCGCCTGATGCAAGGTGAATAACATCATTAACGCCTATCAGAACACCAACCACGCGCGGCTTTCTGGTAGTTGGTCTGCCGTAGCTGTCAACCGTGAAAACCTGTCCGATCCTTTCGCATACGCCTTGTGCTGTATCGCCATTCATGCCGAAATTAGCAGAAGCAAACAGTGCTTGCCCGCTAGTCATTTGCCCATACACGCATGGGCAGAAGTTGGTAGACCCCATGTCAGGGCTTTTTTCCATCGTTACCGTAATCGGGTTTCCGAGTGCCGTGCCTTCGGTTGCAACGACAGTGGCTGTGATATTAAAGCAGACTCCCTTACCAGCTGTGCCAGATTCAAGCCATACAAATCCATTGCCAACATCAGTAACAGCGCCCGCCGTATCGCCAAACGCCGCCCACGTTGCAGTCGAATTGCTATAAATAGTTAACGTGCCATCTCCAGCAATATCGGATTCAACATCAGAGCGCGAAAACCTAGAGGCAGGACTACACCATCTAGCCGTCAGCGCTGACTCTGTGTTCGAGTCGCCGATGTAGGCAATGAATTGATTTTCGCTAGGCGGAACGCCAATCCTGCGACCGCTAAACCTGCGACCGGATAGCCTTTTGCCGGATATCATTACCGGTTAACGCCTGAAAAATTATACAGGAATGTGCCATTGCCACCTGAAAGCGTCCATTTAAATTCGATCATGCGGCCATCAATATCGGTGTATGTAACCTGCGCATCAGATCCCGCAGCATCGTATACAATCGCCACGCCATCAGCATCCAGCACAGCTTCAAATCCATCCATGCCTGCCGGTCTGCCTGTCAGTGTTGCAGTGCCAGCCGTCGCTGTACCTTTGCCGATGCTGGCTTGGTGCGAGCTGGCAACGGTTGCAACCTCGACACGCACAGGAGAATCGGATTGCTCCATCACGCCACCGAGATCGCCGCCTGTTGAATATAGTGGATCATTTTGTACTGACATTGTATGCGCCTCTTATGAAATCTGTTCGATGAAAACTTCTGAATATATTTCGTTAATGCCAAAACTACAGGCAGGCCCGAAACCATTGGTATTTTTTGTCGAGCTGCAACGGTGCTGCAATTCAAATACTTTTGATCCTGATACTGTCAATATACCCAGCACGGTAGAATCAGTCTGCACCGGATCAGTGCCGCTGGCTGATGTATTGGATGTCGAGCCGATCAATTCATCCACGGTATCCGTGATATTGACCAGTTTTGTCTGGTGCTTTGCAACCTGGAACCCCGGTGCGCGTGCGGATACCTTGTAAGTGCCAGATGCCAGCGTGATCTGGTTCGATGCCAGCGATGCGCCTGCAATGGTATTGGTCACGACGGTATTCAGCGTGCGGGTTCGCCAAGCCGAAGCTGCAAACGATCCACCGTTAGAACCGGATGCTTTCACATCGCGCACGTGCAGGATGCTACTAGATCCGCTGCCCGCTGTGGCTGCCGGGTTATTCAGCACGTATTTATCCAGCACTGAATCGTAGGTCAGCAGCATGTAGAAACCAGCGCCGGGAATATCGTTCAATGCAAGCGCGGCATTACTGCCTTTTACTATGGTTTTTGCTGTCAATCCATCGACTGCCAGTGTCGGGGTAGATGTTGCATTTGCTGCGCCAGCCCGCACGATCATGAATTTGCCATCACCGAGCGCGGTAGTGGCAGGGGTAAATGCTGCGGTTATCGCGTCGGATGTGCCGCCCGCAGTCGTGAACAGGATTGATACGTTTTTAATGGCTGTTTTGAGGTATCCGGCCAGCGTAGCAATTGCCGTGCCGTCGGTAATGTTATTGCTTTGCGAGTCTGCCATGAACTGCGCAACGGCAGCGGCAATGGTGGATGTCTGTAGCAATACCTTGTTTTCTAGCTCTGCCCGTGCAATCGATCCGGGATCATGGCCATCCGTCCGGTCTGCATCGGCAGAATATGCGGCTTGGCTGAGGATTTCAGCACCCGATGCACTGCCTGCAAACTGTAGAATCTCATTTGTTGCCATTTGTCAAGACCCTGTATAAGTGATTGATACGCCAGCTGGTTTGATAGGTATAAGCCCCTGTATCAATATAGCCTCTTTTATGGGCGTGAAATCAGCGATAGTATACAAAACTTCCATCGTCATGTCTTGATTATCGATAACATCAATTACAACGCCTGGAAATGCTGCATCCAGAATGGCATAAATCTCAGGGATTGAACCGCTGGAATTGTTCGCCAGAATCTTTGCCTTGATCAGCACGCGATAATCAGCGTCCGGCAGATCAGTCAGCCCGGTAGTAGGGTCGAACTCTCCTTTCCATACGCCGCTATTCCAGCCCTCTGCGACCGTGGTATTCCATGAAAAATAAACCCCAGCTATTGGCACAGGCACGCGCCGACCAATCCCGACCCATTGCCCGATCCAATCCAGCTGCACCCCACGCGCGGTATCTATCGTGGTCGCTGTGATGGCAGTCGTTTCCATTGACTGCAATCCACAGAATGGCTCGACAGCAATCCCGACAGTCGCGGCAAAGTTTGGTTTATCAGCGTGTTGGCTGATAATCAGACCGGTGTAATCTGCCTCTGTGCGGGCGGTCATTTATATCACTCCCAGCCGTAAATGGGCTGCCAAACAAAGTTAATCACTTGCGAAGCCGTAGCAGTACCAGCCAAGAATTTGCCAACAAGCTGGACAAACTCGCCAGGATTCACGAATATCGGCGCATCGCCAAGATCAACCACGATGCGCCCAGCTTGCGGCTGTGCGCCGATAGCTGCGCCGATAGGCCACGCTGCAATGCCCATCGGAATACGGCGCGCAGCTTTTGCGGCAGCCGCTTCAGAAGTTGCCAGCGATACAGATGTGTGGCCGAACGCCAGTGAAAACTGTATCACTGTGGCAGTCGTTGCCACTGCTGCGCCAAGGTTCACCAAATCAATATATGCACCACGCAACACCAAGCGGCGACCCCGCACGTTTGCTGTGCCGGCTGGCACTTGATAGCTGCTCCATATTCCGTCCGTAGCCGCTGCAACAGCTGCTGTTACCGCGCCCTGCCCGCCTAGACCGGCTGGTAAGTTTGCAGTCAATGCAGTGTTTGATGGGGCTGCCGCTGTAGGGTTTGTGCTGTTTGCATACGATGCAAGCGAACCCATAGTGCCACCAGATAATCCCTGATAGCTGCCGTAAACACGCTGCCCAAGGATGGAGGCGGTTTGTGCAATATTCGGACCACCTATTGACACTGTGTAATCGTTCAATACAAACGACAGCGCAGCGCCCGCCGCGCCACCAGTGATTGCGTGACGTACTGAGAATGGCAGCGATGCAGACATGCAAGGCTGGCCTTGCCCTACTGGGGTTTCCAGTGCCGCGTATAGCACGCCGTTGATCCAGAACTCTACTTCTCGCTCGTGGATAGCAATGATGAACTGGTATTTTTCGTTGTTGTTGTAGGCAAAATCGAAAACCCCGGTTTGCGTTTCTGTGCCATTCGAGTTGATAACCCCTAAAACGCCAGCACTGGTAAACCTGAAATAAACACCGTCAGCAGGCGCATACGGGTTTGTAGTTGCAGGCCGATACATGCCAAAATCGATGATTGTATTTGTTGTAGGCTGCGCATTAAAACTGCCTTTAACCTCGCAATAAAGCTGCGACGCGCCAATGATCGGAAACTCCGCATAGCTACTAAACTGTGTGCCGGTAGTGATGGTAGTAATGTTTCCGCTATTTGTTGACATACCGGCAGCACTCCAGGCATTCGTCATGGTGGTGTTGCGGTAGTTGAATTTTCCGGTGTTCTGCGCGGCATAGTTGAATGTTTCGCAGTCAAAAATGGCCTCGTGCGAAATGCGCAACCGGTAATCGGCGTCGGTTTCTGGTGATTCCAGATAAGGCGTTCCAGTTTTTGATCCGGTATCATTTTCTGAAAACATACGGATTGCGCCAACACGCGCTGGCGTGGACGCATCCGGTAGAGCTACCTTTGCATTCCCAGACGCATCCCCTGTTAATTCTGTTACACCAGATCCGAAACCAATTTTTGCACCGCTCATTTTATACCCCTAAACACATGACTGAATAAATACCCTTCGCTTCTGGCTGCGAGTAGAGCGTGACTGTAAAACCTGTGCCATTAACTATTTCGCTAATGACCGCCTTGATATCGAGTAAATACATTTCATCTGGATCAACACCAGAAGGCGTAAGAACCTGAGCCGTAATATTGCTTCCAGCTGTTACCCATGTCTGCCCAGTGACAACCGTCTGCGCTTTGTCTGTGAATGACGCGCCAAAATCAACAGATACCAAAACGCCATTTCCTGACTCACCATTTTCTCCCGGCACTCCCTGTATACCTTGAATACCCTGAATGCCTTGTATACCCTGAATGCCTTGATCACCTTGGTCTCCTTTATCACCCTTGTCGCCTTGTACGCCTTGGATACCTTGTATCCCTTGGTTTCCCTGTATCCCTTGAATACCTTGGTCACCCTGATCGCCTTTATCTCCTTTGTCACCTTGAATACCTTGGATTCCTTGCTCCCCCTGGATGCCTTGGATTCCCTGCTCTCCCTGAATACCCTGTATACCTTGCTCACCCTGTATGCCTTGCGAACCGGGCGAGCCAGCAATCCCGCCTGTCAGCGTTACAACATTGACCGCGCTGCCGCCACTGCTCAGGGAAATGACACGCGCGGTATCAGTGTTGCCCTCTACCAGCGCAACAGTGACATACCTTGTCAGCGTGATAACAGGCATCAGTAAATCGTGCCCAGATCAAGCGTTATATTTCCTTGCAGTATCCTGTCTGTCACGCTGCCGGTCGTCAATTCCAGATTATAGACAGCCTCCCCGCAGAATGATAATGCTGAAGTCTGCGCGGCTGTCATGTTTAACTGAATTTTCCCTGTGCTATTCAGCGTGATTCCACCGTTTTCAGTGGTCAGGTTTATCAGTGCGGTTTCGTTATCCGTACTATGACGCGCCATAAATGCAGCGGTATAAGTGGTGAGATTAACCGGCGTGCCATCAATATCCATAATCCAGTATGGATTAAACGAAGCGCCTTGGATAATTATTAAATCTTCATTACCTGGAATAATCATCATGTCACCGTGATAGTAATATCGGCAATATCACACTCTGCCACTTCGTTAAAATCAATCGTCAAATCAACCGTGCCCATTGCGCCTGCATTTTTCTGGATTTCCAGCGCGGTCAGGTTGAACGTCAATCCTGCCGCTGTGCCCGCCAGTGTCGCGGGCGCGTACAGGCGCGTGATCAGCACGTCATTTCCTATCAGCAAATCATTGATCGACGCTGCCACGGCTGCCTTGATGTCATCCTCAAATCCAGAGGTATAACCAGACAGCGCCGTGATGTCGATATCCACGCTGATAGCCGCCGGGGTAGGCCGGTCGAAATAAATCGTTTTTGCATTGCCGCGCGAATCTGTGAACGTGCCAGACGTTGCGCCATCAGTACCGCTGCCAGGCGGTTTCGTATTCCCGATAGCGTCCACAATATCCTGCACTGTGCCGCCATCCACAACCGCCACAATCGTATGCGCTGGTATGCCATCCGCATCAGTCGATCCGGTATCGTTTTCGTATACCCTGAAATCACTCACGCCATCAACGTCTGCAATCGCTGATTCTATGGCATTCAACACAGACTGCGCTGGCAGCATTGTGGAGCGTGCCTGCCTGACCCGCAGCTCTGCATCAGATTCAACCGCCACACCTTCTGTGGCAGCTGACAGGTTGTTGACAGTGAGCCATCCGCGTGTCGGTGTCGCAATCGTTACCACTGAGCCAATACCAGCCGATACCGCGCCGATAGTGTCGCACGTTGCTGTGACTGTCAGCGTGCCGCCGACCCCGATTGTGCTGCCATCAGGGATAGACCATTTGATCCCGTTATTGTCCTGCGCTTTTGCAGAATTGAGCACAGTGCCAGCCGTGCCGACAATGTATAAATCAACAGTGGAATACGTCGCCACCCTGCGAGCTATTCCATTGATTGCCACGTTTCGCGACAGCCCATCGCCAATAGCAAATGATGGAGAGAATGAATTATATATACCCGAAAACACCACACATGCATCGTAGACAGACTGCGACTGAATCGCCAGCCACTCCCCGTCTTGGCTATCTGCCTCCAGGTAAACGTCTGCACCATAAATAGCACGGTATGCCGACTGGTAGAATGCCAGAATCGTCGGGTAGTCTGGATAATGAAACCCCGTCGAATCAATATAGATAAGCTCGCTGATTGCCATTAAACCGTAACCTCTGCTGTGCCATATTCCGTATCAATTGTGCAAGCCGCACTTAACCGGCGCGTGTCTCTGTTTAGCTGGCTGTTATATGTGCCGTCCGCTATGCCCGTCACGCCTTGCGTGTTGAGTATGCGGTCACGGATAACACTATCAGCCGTCAATTCTGTATTTGTGCCCAGTATGCCACCCTGATACGGCGTGCCATCTGACAAATCCAGATACCATTCACCCTGCCAGAACATCAGGCGCGTCTGTACACATTGCGCAGGGGCTTCTGGCACATCGCGATAAAAGTCGTATTGCTGGTGGCCGAAAATCATATCGCCATTGCTGTCCAGTTGGCGCACCCTCATGGCATCGGCTTCCCTGCCAGTGGTGTCACATTATCAAGCGCAAAATGCCCGTGGTTTTTGAGCGATATATTTGACGCGCCGCCTTTGACATCAGTCGTGCCGGTAATAGTACCGCTGCTAGTCTGGCTGCCTGTCTGTGTGGTATCGCCTACGTGCGTCGTGTTTCCGGTATGGTTCAATATTCCATCCAGATACATCGTGCCGCACTTGGCATAGATATCCGTTTCTGTCACTTTGAAATAAGTCGTGCGCGCCTCGTTGCGGATCTCGATTCCATCCGTCTGCACGTTTGCCAGTTTTTTAGCCTGCGATGTTGGCGCGAATATTGCAAAGCCATCAGACAAATCATGCATCCTGTCCTCGACCGCTTTCCCTTCGCTGCCTGACTGCCACCACGCATCGATGCAACGCGATGCGAATACCACCAGCACCTCATCACCATCTTCGACTGGCAGCGTCACAGCAAAACCAGCGGCTTTCGGCCAGCATATTGGTACGTCCACCAGCAATGGCAATGATACCTGCGACTGTGTGCCATCCTTGGCGGTTTGCGTGCCCTTGATCATCGGCTGACAGCTAACCGTTTGAGCGGTCATATTGACAGCGGTCACAACAGCAGGCAGTGCCGTCCAGACCTGAGCCAACGCCCCCTCCATCGCCATGCGTAGCGATTCCTCGGGGTCGTCATATTGTTCGCGTCTGTCCACTATTGCCCCTGCACTTTCTTGCCAACCGGTGCGGTCTGGTCAATCGACAGGCAAACGCCATCAATGTACCAATCATTGCCCCGCGTGTTGCCCGCTATTGTAGCAGTAATCAATCGGTAAAAACCGTCATGCTGTATCTGTGCAGGCTCTTTTTTCTGCCCGTCCTGCGATGGATTATCGTCCAGTTTTGCTTGGATAATATCCCGTTCATTAATCTGCACCATGCCGCCAATCACCAGCTGTGGATTCAGCAGGCAACGGAACTTTATGCCGTCATTGGTCTGCTCGGGCGCATTGACCAGACCGGACTGGCTATTCAATACCACCGCCTGGCCGGGCAATATGCCAGTCAGCGGCACAACCTGGATCTTGCCATTCTGGATAGACCACGAACTGGCAGACGATTGCGCTGAATTACGGATATAATCACGCGCCATACCATACATCACCTTGCCACGGGGCAAGGCTTCCCCGTCGGTTTCATCGCCCACGTAGCCCAGATCAGTGCCGCCCAGCTGCTGCATGGTTTTGGCTGCTGCTGCTATCTGGTCGCGCTGCTTTGCACCAGCTGCGAGCGTCGCATTCACCACGGCGAAATTGTATGATTCATCCCCGTCAGCGGCTTGTATATCAAGGAAATGATCGACCACATTCTCTCGACCATCGGTATATTGTTTCACGTTGCCGTCAAATATCACGCCGTAATTCGACTCATAACCGGCCTGCAATGTCACGCGGGTAAACTCCTTTTTGATGCGCGATTGCGTATCCTCGTTAAGGTTATAAACGCGGATGGCTGCTGTGTTCGGTGTCTGCCCGTCTGTTTTCTTGATGGCGAAATTGATCGTGAGCCCGGCCAGATTCAATGCGTCGCCAGTCTCATTCGATACGATCAAATCGCACTTTCTGATATATTGCAATTCGCCGGTCATTCGCTCACCAGCAAATACAGGTTTGAATTAGCGCCCAAGTTTTCCAGAGTGGGTGGCTGGAATTGATCGCCGTCTGTGTATACGTACAGCCCTGCATTTATTCCAAGGTAGGCGTACTGCCCCAGCAAATCAACGCCAACAGTCAGCGGCAGGCAGGCTATCAATGGCGAATCATCAGTCGCATTCGATATATCAAGACTCCACCCAATGGACTCATTCCACCGGCACAGAATGGTATACGTCACGCCGACGATATCCATATTGAAACGCTGCGGCACATTAGTAAGCGGCATTGTGTAAACGGTATCAGTCATCCGGCCAGCCCCCGCAATACAGATTGCCGTTTAGGTTGGTCAGCCGCTGGAATATCCCCAGCTTTTTTGATGCCGCCATTCTGGTTTGCCCCAGTGCGGCCAGGCTCTCGCTGGTTCGCCCGGTTGATTGATGTCGCCGGTACTGTTACCACAACCACGCTGGTCAATATGACCTCTTGCAGTGAAAAGGTAACATCCAGAACCTGGCTGGTTTCTTTGTTCGTCGTTTCTGCCAGCGATTTTATCAGCATGTTTTTATACACGCGCTTGGCTGTCACCACATCCATCGGGATTCGGTTCGACTGTAGCAACAACAACCGGCGGTACATTTCATCGATGGGCACGCCTATGACCATAGGCGAATACATCGCCCGGACAGATAGCGTCACTGGTTTTTTGTATGCATGATCCGTGATAACCGCGCCGTCTTGTACCGGGTGCTGTGTGATCTCAAGATCGTCCTGTGCGCCTTCCTCAATAGTGACCGTGGCCTCGAAGCTGCCTATTTTGCGCTTAGGCTTAAACGCAACAGGAAACCCCAGCGCATCCATGAACCCGCTCATCGTGCAGCGCCTTTCATGTTGCGTGCCATATCACCATTAACGCGGGATTGCTCGCCTGCCACTGCGCGCCCAGTCGCTACCGGGTCGCCGCCATTGACATTGATCACAGTTTGCTGATTGACGTTTGCGCCACTGCCAGACATTGCCGCGCCCTGTGCCGGAGTAGGCGTAGGTGTATAATTCATTGCTTTATCAGCGAAATCAGAGGTATTTTTAAATAGCCCCATAAAGCTACTCGCTGCATCTTTTGCCGCTGTCCATGCGCCTGAAAAATCACCAGTCAGCAATTTTATTAATCCATCAACAACGGCAAAAATAACACTGAATGATGATTCAATATTACTTCTCAGCATATCAATAAATCCTATAACAAGATCAACCTCGTTCTTCCAGTTTTCCCAAGGAATTAAAGATTCACCACCTTCTTTCCATGTTTGAAAATCATCAACCAGCAATGCAATCGCAGCGGCCAGCGCAAGAATCAGCCCAATCGGTGATAATAAAAACGTACCATTAAGCACAGTCCACGCGGCAGCAGCGGCCAGAATATAACCCGCCCAGCCGTTCGTTATATCATTCAGCTTTGTCAGACCGTCAACAATTACGCCAATCCCGCGCAATACAACCGACCCGAGGAATATAAAAACGTCTGCCACTTTCATAACGATAGCGATGATGGGCGTGATCGTCTTGATAATCGCAGGCATTGACCGGATCAGCAGATCGTTAAATTGTGCGAATGACTTTGCCATCGGTTTAAAAAACGATGCGGCCACAGCTTGTTTGAGCTTGGTCATGCCCAGCTTCAATTTAATCTGCGCATCTTCCAGCTCACCAGCATTTTTCACGGCTTCATCAAACGAGAATCCAGCCGCCTCCATCATTTTATCGTACTCACCAGACAGTGCTGAAACGTCCGTGGTGAGCATTTTTAACATGGTGCGGTCAATGCCAAGGCGCTCAAGCACAGCCTGTTGCTGCCCCTTGTCCATGTCCTTGATAGCGCCTGCAACCTCATGCATCAAGTCTGTAGAGTTTTTCAGCTTGCCGTTTGCATCCTTGACTTCTACGCCGATTTCTTCAAATACTTTTTTCGCCCGGCCAATACCCATAGCGGTATCGCCAGCGTTTTTATTCAGCGCTTCGAGTGATGTATTAACGGCATTGATACTTGAATCGGTCAGCTCGGCAATATAGCCCATCTTGTCGATTTCACTGGCCGCATTTTCCGTACGCTCTGCCAGATCGCCAACAACGTCCAGCTCGGACGCGACCGATGTGACAAACTTTGTCACGGCAGCAGCAGCGCCAAGCACAGCAGCGCCAAGCGTGGCAGCCTTCACCGATGCATCAGCAATACTGCTTGCAAATGTCGACGCGCCTGACTTATTCACATCGAAGTTAAGCGCTACAAGAAACTCTTTTATTACCGTTGCGCTCACTTGTTCGCCTCTAAATATCTGCGCTCGTTTTCTTGCCGAACGTCCAGAATGTTATTCATCACTGCAATATCTGCCAGCGTCAACGTGCCATCAATAACACTCTCATACTTACACAGCTCCCCCACTGGCCGCCACAACCAATCGTCACCATCTGGCATTGTCGCCCATGTTACTGAGCGTTTTGTTTCTGCCCTATGGCGCTCAAAGTCGCAACGCCTTGTGGAAAAAAATCCGCTAGATTCTCCATTAATGCATGGTATGCGCACTGAAGCATCTGCACCATGTTGATATCCTGAAACATCAGCGCACTGCCATTCGATATATTCGCCCAGCCTAAGCCCTGCGCCTGCTTTCTTTTCACACATGCCAGCAAGCCAAACAGGATATAATCAGCCTGTTCATCCGGCATATCTGCCATCATTTTTGCAAATGGCGCATAGCCTTCCAGCAACGCATCGAATGACGCTTCAGGATTATCGGCGGCCAGGATGCCGCCTTTAACCTTTGCAATCACCGGAACAATCGCCTCCAAAAATGGAGACAATCGCCGCGCTAAATGAAACTGCTTTACTGCGTCAACCTTTACTGCTTTGTATTCGATACCATCTATCGAAAAATCCATGTTATAGCTCCGGTGTGCCTACGCCCAAAACGGTAGACCGTTGAATTGCATCAAATACCCATGCGTTAGTGCCGCCTTCTTTTGCGTATGCGTTTGCTGGTACGCTTTTGAATGCAACCTCTTGCAAGGTTTCCAGATCGCCGCGCCCGAAATCTGACACAACAATCGTATTTTTGCCCCACAATACAGCGGAGGATTTCTGGTAATTATACATCGCCATCAGCTGTGCATTTACGGGCGATGTCTTGAGCAATGTCACGGTCACGGTAGCAGCATTACCAGCTACCAATGAATGCATACCCTGCCCATCAGCGCCGATGGTCATGATGTTTTTATCTTCCAAAGGCTCGATCATGATGCCTTCTTCAGAATTGCCAGCGCCATTGCCAAGGTTGATAGAACCACCAGCGCCTGTAATCGCGCCGTTTACATCTTGAAAACTATATGTGCCCATGTCTTAACCCCTTAGCGATTAACGTCAACAATGATATCCACTTCCTGGATCGCGCCGGCCAGCTTGATAGCTACCTGAATCGGCGGGGCGATACGCTGCTCGCGTGTTGCCTGCGCCTGCAATGCCATCGGCGGGGTGTAAATGTAGTAGCCGTCAGGCAGGAAATCACCGTTTGACAGCTGGCCGAATCCGTCCGCATTCCACTGACCGGGCGCAATCAGGCCATTATTCACAGCCTCTTTACATGCCGACGCAACAGCCGCAACGATCTGGTTTTGACCTGGATCGGTTTGCGGGATCTTGGTTTTGCTCTGATACAGCAGATTGTAGACGTTATTCTGTACGGTATCCTCAAACCAGCTCAGTCCGTGGATTTCATCGAAGTAATGACCGCTTGCCATTGCACCATATTGGATAATGGCAGTATCGTTCACGTACTCGACAAATACGTTACCGCGCTTGTCTTTCAGTGTGGCGGCTTGCGTTTCTGTCAACACTTCAGCAGCAACGCCCGGCTCAGTTTTGTACATCAGCGTGATGGTAGACCGGTTCGCTGCAAAGTTTACAGAGAATTCACGGCTCACAGCAGACACGGCAGCATAAGCGCTAGAGCTAGAGTATTGCGTCCATGTGCGCTTGTATGCCAGCGTTTTTAGCTCGCTCATGATGTCATTTGTTACGGTGCTATCGAGGCAATCTTCATCTTGTGTGGTGATCGCCAGGATGCGCTTCAGATCAAGCCCCTCGATCAATGCAGCCACGTCGATATATTCTTGATCTGTGATTGCTTCAGTGGCAGCGAACGCCAGGCCAAACCAGACGGCAGAAATATTTGCCAGAATCAGTGCACACTCAGCAGGGGTTTCAGCATCGATACCGGCGATAGAGGCGCTGGCAGCTGTTGAGCTGGTGCATTTGATCAGGGCAGAAATGTCAGAGCCAGAACCAGCGGCAGATGCATAGCCCAGTGTTGAACCTGTGCCCGCAGTGTCAGACGTGATGACGAAGCTATTGCCATCCCATGTACAACCGCCATACGTAGACAGGCCGGTATTGATAATCGCAGCCACGCCGGTCATGGTAGTGGCAGCTGAGAAATTCAGGCCAGTGATGGTGCGCTCTGTGCCGTCAATCGTGATTTTGAACGATCCGGTAGTGATGGCATTCCATGTTCCGATGGTCTGCTCAACGCTCGACAGCGTGCCGCCGTACAGGATAGCGGACGTGTCAGCGCTTGCCCAGCGGCCAATCATCAGCGTCAACGGATGCGGGGATTGCCCGAAATACAGGGCAGCGGCTGCATATTCTGGGGCATTCAGCCCGAACTCAGCAGCCACGGATTCAAGCGTGGTATACGATCTCACGCGCTCGCGGGTATCGATAATGTCAGAATCGCCAGCCACTAACAGCGTGCCGAATCCTCGACGCGCTGCCGCTACGGGTGAAAGGTTAATCGTTGCGCGAACAAGACGCGATACAGATAAGCCAGTTGCCATGATGTTGCCCTCGTTAAGCGCATTTTACTGCGCGATTATATCAGTATTTGTACCTATAAACTATACGGCAGCGCCCAAGTTGATGCAGGATGCGTTGATATCATCAATCACGCACTGGGCTGCTACTTCAGCAAACAAAACGCAAGTGGTGACTCCGCTGATCTGGCCGGAAAACGATGCGGATTTATACTCCCCTGCCACTGGGGTATTGTCTTCAATAAACAGCTTTCCATAAGTCAGCGCAAGGTTATCCGCTTTAACGCCCAATCTGCCGGCGGTCAATTCATCGGATGTAATCCTGAATGAATAGCTCACCTGATACACATTGCTGGCACTGAGCCCGGAAAAGTAATAACACCCGTTACCATACGTAACAGATATCCCTGATCCTGTGGTATACGACACAAAACCAGCGCCATCCTCTACCATTGGCACGGGGTTCGGGCCGCCATCTGTAAGCAATTCGCCGCCTGCACTGTAGAAACCTGCCGAACTTAAAACATTCGCAATATCAACCAGACACGCCCCAACACGCGCGGGAGTGTTCGCATATTCAACTGTTTCATCCCTGATTGTTTCCGCTTGCTCTAAAATGGTCGGCATATATCACCCGAATACGTTGCTGAATACGTTGCTGAATACTTTCGTGTGCGCTTTAACGCCGGCGCTCCATGGCGTACTGGTTTCAGGCACGTCTGTTTCAATCGTTCCCGCAGCGCCAAGCACCGACAGGATTTCATATTCCCGCGTGACCACTCGACCCATGCCGACAACAATATCGCACCGGTCATGCCATACATCGTTAACCAGCTCCGGCACATGCACGATCTGCACGCCGCCACTCACTGAGATATTCTGCAACCAGAGCGCTTCACGATTCTGACTGAGCTGCAATCCGTCACGGATTATCGACGCATATCGCTGGCAATTCGTACCGTAGAAACTGCACGATAAATCAAATGTTTCATGCTGCTGAAAATTGAATTCTTCATCGGCATTCATGGTCTGATAGCCTTGAACCGCCTGGATGTTTCCGATATTGAACGCGCACCAGTCTGTGCCATTCGTCGGTATTACGGGCGGGTTCGGCTGCCACATCGGTCGCACGTATGCGCCTGGCAATCCCGTCACGCCTACGATAAACGCCTGCAAAATATCAGCCAGCGCGTTATCGTTTACGGAATTGACTACCGGGCGTAGATATCCACCAGTCGCGCTACTCATGTGGCGTTATACCCCGCTTCAATCAGCGTGCAAATGGATTCGGTGTAGCCATTGCCATTCGACCAGTTGCCGAACGGATCCGCAGTTTGCACCTGAAAACGCTTTCCACCCCAGACAACAATATCTGGATAAACGCCACCAGCATCTGCGGATAGTGAGCCCCGATACCACACGTTTATTGCATCCTGCCTGCGTACACTGTCAGGCAGACGCTGTAAATCATCCGGCTTTGCTGGCTGTACAACCATACGTACAGTCGATGACGATTCTGCCAGCACATTGCGCCCGGTTGAATTGACAACAGAAGTCCTGCGGATCAGCGTGACGCTATCCTGAAAATCTGGATCACCGACGATATCGCTGACATCAATAGCAGCCATCAGTTTTTACCCTTGCGGATAACGTACGTTATTGAGTTTCGCAGCGATCCTGTGTCGATCAGCGGTTTATTTCTAACGTTGGATAGATCACCTTCTAGGCCATTAGCGACAAGAAATTTAGCATTGGCGACCATACCGCCAGTGATTTTCTGGCCGCCTTTTCCTTTTTTCCAGCTTCTCAGCAGCAACGTCACCGGACTCAGCGGCTCGAAACCATCGCCAGCGGTAATCGTAGCCTTCACGCTATTCTGCGCAATCAATCCGGCTTTATTTTTTGCAGTCAATACGGCCTGCGGGTTCATATCTGTCAGCGCCGTGATAGCGCCTTTACCAATAACATCAGCGCACTGTTTCGCAACCTTTGCAACGCCAGGCTCTAAAAACGGGCGCGGCGGGATGCCTTGTTTTGAGCTTCCCTTTTCTTGGATATACCCGATGGCAGCATTACCAATCGGAGAATCTGCGCGTGCATCTTCATCGGCAGGTATGCCCACCAGCACATCGCCATCATTGCCCATTGCCCTAATAGTAGCCATCAGTTTGGCAACGTCATCCCTTACAACCGAAACCCCGTTCATAGCTGCACACCACCCACGCCTATCATTCGCGCGAGCTGCAAATACTGCATGCCATACGTTGTAAGATTCCACTGGCCGCCATTATCCAGCGCGACATTGGAATTATCATAACCAACCGATACGCGCCCGACTGCTTTACTGGCCAGCATGCCGGTGCCTGTACCCGGAACGCCGCCACTGGCAGCATTCATATTCTTTCTTTGCAATACAAGATTGTGAGCGACAAAAAGGGAAATCCCCTGATTATAGAGATTCCCCCATTTGTCAAGACTCACCAACTCAGCGGCAACACCTGCCCAGAAGTCAAGCATGCAGCCGGTATAATCCGACGTGCTTGCGAACTCTGGAAAATGCGCCCTGAATTGTGCGTTATCCACTGATTACTTTTTCTTGCTGCGGGCAGGTTTATCCACCTCAGCAACCGGGGCTGCTTCAGTAGACTCTGGATCATCAGCAACAACATCCTCAGCGACTTCGACAGCCACCTCAGCAACCGGGGCTGCTTCAGTAGACTCTGGATCATCAGCAACAACATCCTCAGCGACTTCGACAGCCACCTCAGCAACCGGGGCTGCTTCGACCACTACGGCCTCCGCAGCTTTCGGTTTGTCTTGCACAACAACCCATCCGGCTTTCACGTAGATATCCCAATCAGCACCGCATGCGTGACCTTCGGGGATATCCCGAAGGCCAACATTATACCGCGTGCCATAAAGGTCAATCGTCTGCCTCAGCAAGACTTTCATAATCAAATACCATCGCGATAGATTGCAGTTTCAGGATAGATGTATTCAACACATCCCAAACCAGCAACATACGGGGCAGCAAAAGTAATGCCCTGATAGTACGGAGTTTCACGGCGAACCGGCGCAAGGTTATAACGCACGTGACGCTGATCGTCGCTGTACGCAATCATACGCTGAGCGCCAAGCGCACCAGCACCTTCGAGGAACTTCATGGGGCGAATGGACAGCGGCTTACCGTTAACCATCAAGCTCATGCTGTTATCTTCCAGGTACTTCAGGATGCTACCACCAGCGCCATCAGTGCCGGCTTTTTTGCCAACAATCAAGGCGTACTGAGTAGGTGGCAAGCCCAACACGTTCGGGCATACCGCATAAGCAGAAGCTGCCCACGCTGCTTTAATGGCATCGTTCACGTCGAACAGGATTTCATCAGCGGTTTTGCTGATCCATGTTGTCAGTGTAGATGCACCGGCTGCCACGTTTGACGCGCCGACTTCAGTGCTGTTTACCAGACCCTTGATGCCCAGTGTGTCATCACCGACATACACCATCTGATCAACGTCCATATTGTAAGACGTGATAAGCGCTTGCGTCTGCATGTTATCGAGGTTTTGCCCGATCATTTGCGAACGCTCCAGCTCGACAGACGTGTAAGCAATTTCCATTGCCCACAGGTTAATCGGTGAAGTAACAGGAGTGCCGTCAACCTGAGCAACAGGAATCGCACCACGCTTGCCAGATCCGATCCACGATTTACCAGTGGCAGACAGTGAACCAGCGCGAGCAAATGCACCACGTGTGAACGTAGTGGACTGGTTCGCCATGGAAATGCCCGGGCGCAGTTGAATATCGCGCGACCATGTAACGCTTGTCAGCGGCTCATGCAGCGCGGTATCGAAGTTGTCAAGCTGGTTGACGAAAAATGCAAGTGAACTATCGCGAGTAATCATTACAGCACCCCTTAAGCGATTTGGATTTCGCAGTTGTTGGAAGAATCTTTTCCAGCACTTGCGAAGGTTACGCCCGGAAGGGCAACATTGTTACTTACCAGAGTCAGGTTGATGTAATCACCGGCAATAGCAGGAGTGCCGCCAACAGTTACGGTAAAAGTAACGCCGAATGCGGTATATGCTGCACCAGTTGCACCGACCTTACCGATGTCGCCATCAGGTGAGATCAGGTTGAATGCAGTGGCAGCAGTCATCAGGATTTTGTAAACACCAGGCACAGCGGCAGACGTGGCAGACAATGTGCCAGCTGTTGCGTTACCAGTGCCGACCATTGCAGCAGCTGTCAGACCGTAGTCATAAGATGCTTCAAAATCACCAACCAGCTGCGAGCTTTCTTCAACCACGCGCATGTACACCTGGCCGCCCATTGCTGGTGTGCCAGTAGGACAGGCAACGGATACAAAGCCCTTGCGGATGACGTTTTGTACGTAGTCAGTGTCGGCAGTGTTCGCCGTGTTGTCAGTGCTGATAGCAGGCGCAGAACGCTGCAATACACCAAAGAAATTGGCAGCAGTGTCGTTTGCGTCAATGTTAGCAGCTTCACTGCCAACCATTTTAACCGGTTTGCCATACACAATAGCTTCAGAGATTGCGACAGGAACAACTACCGCACCCTCCAACCGTGAAAGCTCGCCGGGAATACCCGATGGGGCGCGTGTAACGTAAGCAGTCATAATCAATTACCTCTTTTGTGCCAGATTTCGGCATGTTTTGCGTTAAGCTGCTCAGGCGTTACAGAGGCAGCGGTCATCAAAGGAGCAGCATCAGTAGTGCGAGTGAATGCACCCTGGCGCTGCTCTTTTAATACATTGGCTGTGCCACGGAATACAAAATCCACGACATCAGCATTATCAAAATTGATCTCTTTACCGTATGTCACCTTATCGATAGCAGCCTTGCCATCAGTGGTTTTCATGGCGGCTTTCAGTGCGACAACCTTGATATCGGCAGTCGGCTCAAGACCAGCGGCGATTATCTCAGCGTTTGCCAGCACATCAGCATCGGTGCATTTGTCGGCATTCTTTTCAGCTTCGAGTTTTGCGGCTTCCTCAGCAGCAGCGGCATCAGCGGCTTTCTGCTTGTCTTCATCAGACATGGCATTTTCTTCCTCGACGGCTTTCTTCACTTCCATTTTTTCCAGCATTTCGCCAATAGCGTCTTCCAGCTTTTTCATCCTGGAATCCATCGCTTTCATCGGGTCGGCATCTTCTACCGATTCGCTGACCTCGATTTCTTCAGGCATGCCATCAGCTAACCATTTCGGCAGCAAGTCGCGCAGTCTTAATTTCATTTTCTTACCCTCTGTTTTTGAGTCACGAATTGCCACGCCTGAACCAGCACGGCCTGCATCAACAATCGCCACGTGATTGCCAATAATCTTAGTCCGAACCGCTCGACCGTCTGCCGTTGGTTCGCTTTCTGAATCGTATCCACATGACACTTCACGCATGCCCGAGCGGACGGCATCAATGCCAGACTGTGCCGATATCATCAGATCGCATACAAGCTTGTCGGCATCCTGACCTTCACCACGGCGCACATTCTGCATCGTGCCAACAGTGACCTCCTGCCAATTCTCAGGGGTAACGTCTGGCAGTGTCGGGTCTTTGTTCGGATCTGGATGCTGTACGGTGACAGATTTACCCTCATAGCTCGCGAGGGTTTCTTCTGAAAATAAAACGGATTCGGTATTTGTGAATATGACGCGGCCATTGGATGTTGGGATGTTCGGCGCTTCAGCAGCGCTGTACGTCATATCGCCCAAGCGGGCAATAGGTACGGCAACGCACACCAGATAGCCTTCTGGTGTTTCGTGCATATTTTCGCTGATTTGTTCAGTTGTGTAATAACGCAACTACAGCTACCCGCGCCCCACCGCGCAAACCATCATTTGTTATTGACAGGCTGCGGATGGTCGCAGCTTTTCGGGTGGCCGCCCTAGTCAATGTGGATTATACCTATTTGATTGGGTGCGTCAATAGGGGTATGATTACTGCTGCGGGAAGATGGTGTAACGGTAGCGCCTCTGGCTGTAAACCAGAATGTTGAGGTTCGATTCCTTGCCTTCCCACCAAACACGCAAGACCTCTGGCAGATGGGGAAAAACTCGGCGCTGTCCTCAATCAGTGTATTAACGGGGAATAATCTGCAAGCCATGCTGCATAAGAGCATGTAGCCCCGCATGTGGCGACAGAGGGGCATTTTTTAATCAGGAATAATCGGCTCGGCATAACACCGGCAATTATAAATCATGCCAGGATTCAGCGGCTCGCCATCAACGATAGGCGGGTTGTCATACTCGCACACTTCCCCCTCCATTTCGGCATGTGATTCCCTGACATCGGAATCCCCAGCCGTGCGCCAGATATAATGCGTCGCGCCGACTTCTTTTGCCCTGACTTCTGTCACAATCGAAGCGGCTTTCGCTGTCTCAGTGCGTGCAATCGTCATCGCCCTGGATGTCGTCACTTCCTCAGTACGGGCAATTTCAGCAGCAATTTCAGCCGGTCTGCGCCCACCAGTAAACGCCTGCAATGCAAGATTCTGCGCCCTGACACCAGCCTCGACGGGTATCGATTTGATCAAATCCACCTGTGCCGACTGCATTGCACGGGTAGCCACGCCCATCTGTGTACTGTTTACCTGCTGCCTCAGCGTGCGCGATATCTCGCGTGACTGTGCCTTTATCGAACGCTCGACACTGGCCTTTGTGGTCGCAATCATCTTTGCAGCGGTACGGTCTGCCCATGGTTCAATCATCACGGCATACTTTTCCAGCTCTGCCATCATCCTTGCCGGGGTTGTAATAACAGCACCATCAGCATGCAGATCAACTATGTGCGCAGCCTGTTTTGCAATCTTTTTCAGTGCCCGCGCATAGTCTTTTTCAGTTGACTTTTTCGGCTTCATGGAATGACCGGTTCGACCGTTTCTACTTTCGGCATGGGCGGTTCATTCTCGACTTCAGTGATGTATTCCGGCGTGATATTAGTGAATAGACCAGTTTCCTTCGAGATGCTCGCATATTCTTTGGTCGCGATTTCATCACTGATTGCCCCTGCCGCATGTGCAATATCGATTGTCTCAGCTGCCGTTTTCGCCATTGCAAACTTCTCAGTAGTGGACATCTGCCATAATGGAGCAAAGTCAAAATCCATTGATTCGGGGCGCGGCTTCCCAAACTTCGACCGGTAGCACACAGACAGCAACAGATCCATCGGCTGCCTGAGATTCAATTCCTGCTGTGCATTGATCGAATCGTAATAATTCCTGATATCGCTATCCCCGGTGCTGGACAGCCCTGCCGGTGACTGGCCGAACAACCGAACCAGCGGAATACCGCACGCGCCTGATATCTGCTGACCGAATTGCAGCAATACATTATCAAGCCCGCTGAATGTGTAGCTGTTGTACGTCATGGTATCTTCAGAATCCAGCAACGTCAGCCCTTCATTGGTCTGCAATTGCCGGATATACGAAAACATGGTGATCAGATTTTCCTCAGCCTTGCCACCCGCTGCCAGAATATCGCGCAGATTCTTAACGCCTATCTGCCGCAGATACGCTTTCTGTACAAGGTTCGCTGCGCCCATAGTTGTCGTGTCGTAGCTGATAAGCCTGTCGTACATCCGCTCAAGTATCGATTCCCCCCACATTTCAAGGGTGATGGCCTGAAAGTATGGCAGCTTGATTCCAACAAAACGTAAGACTCTGGAGTGGTGAATGTTTTGCCCGTACGCATTCGCTTTCCCTCTGTTATTCCACCCGGTAACAATCCGGTAATATTCAGGCAATCCGATATCCTTGCCGCTCTGTATCGTTCGTGTCAAGTCCGGGCTGATCTGCCAGCGGTCATAGACTACGATGCCCTTGAATTGATCCTTGGCAACCGTCTCAACCCGCAGCGGGGTATCTAAAGCCTGGCCGTCGATATCCAGTACGCCAATTGCCCCGCCATACAGTCGCGACCATTTCAGGCAGTCAGTGAGGCCGCCCCAGATACCCATTTTGATCATGTACCTTTGCAGTGCGTGAACGTCATCAGGGGTATCGGGCGACGTGATATCAATCCCCGCCCTGATCATGTCCTGCGCATAATCGTCTATGACCTTGCCGCCAATCCATGACGTGCGGTAGATATTCTCGAGCAATACCCGGTTTATCGTTATCTGGAATGGCACATACGTACCAGCACTCAACACATTGTCAGTGCCCAGGCCTACCCGGGCAGTGAAGTTTGCCAGACCGTCGGCATGTTTCTGGCTGGATGCGTCTGCGGTTTTTACGGATACCTGATTGCGTTTCTTGGTCATATCAT